CGCCCGCTCCTCGGGCCGTGCCCACGTCAGCTTCGCCGCCGCTGCCATCTTCGCCCGCACCTCGGGCCGTGCCCACGTCAGCTTCGCCGCCGCTGCCCTCTTCGCCCGCACCTCGGGCCGTGCGTTCGCGGCGCGCCGCTTCGTGAGCCCTTCGACCGTCCACCTATACGTTCGCGACATTCAGGCCGCTCCGGTCTAAAGTGGACCAGTCACAACGAAAAAAAGAGATCGACTCGCCTGAAAAGAATTTGTAGTCCACTCCGGCCCTACTGATTCCCGACGCGACCGCCGAGTTTTTGCTTTGCTATGTGCATGGCTGCCTGGTCCTCGAGCGCCTCGTACACCACGTCCGAGAGGGTTTTCTGCGGATGCTTGGCGATCTGTTCCTCGTAGAAATCGCGCAGCGACTGCGGCACGTAGGCCTTAAGCAGCGCCGAGCGCTTCTCGCGCATCGGCATGGGCATGCCAAGGTTTCTCATGCCGCCGCCCGCTCCACCGGTGGAAACAGCTTCGGCATGTCAGGTCGTAACTGTGAGCGATGCACGCGCGGTTCGGCGCCTTCTACGGGCTTGTCGTGCTCGTCCCGCGGGATCGTGGCGGCCTCGACTTCGGGCACCTGCTCAACCGGAATGCCGCGCTTTCGCCAATTCACGATCGTCTGCGGCAGCACCCCCAGGCGCCGAGCCAACTCGGTGATCGAGCCCACGGCATCGACGGCCATGTCTACGGGCGATTCGTCTTCGTTCGTTCGCATGGGTCCCATTTTAAACACAGCGTTTAGCCTTTTGTCAACGGCATGTTTAGAACAGGCTCCCTAAACTTCTTGTTTATGACCAAGGCACAAGCGAAATCGGGCAACGTCTCGGCCAAGCCGCTCTTCGACTGGTTCAAGAGCGCGAAGGAGAACCGCGGGCGCCTGCGCGCCACCGGTTATTCGGACGGGCGGATCACGAACTGGCGGGCCCGCGGCATTCCTCGAGCCGAGGTCGGCCCGGTCGCCGGGCTCATGGGCATCTCGTACGAGGACTACCTAGTTGCCGCTGGAGAATCACCGCCCAAGGCGCGCGAGCCGGGCACCGCGTACCGCGCCCTGTCCGACGAAGCGCTGCAGATCGCCCTCGCCTTTGATCAACTCCAGTCGCAGGCCAGGGAATTCATTCGCGAGCAGGTCTTCATCTACACGGTGATCGACAAGTCCTTCCCGTGGCTGCGGCACGGCAAGCCGATCGGAAAGTCGTATGCTGAGTTCGAGAGGTGGCACCAGGAGAACATCACGGCGAAGACGATGCTTGACCACCAGCGCACGAAGGAGTCCTCAAAATGAAAATGATCCAGATTCTCCTACTCGCCGTCGCCGCCGCGACCGCCTGGGCGGATTCAGACATCAAGTGCAAGGAGAGTTTCGCCGATAAGGTGCTGGACTCGATCCGCAGCAAGCTGCCCTTCACGGCCCCGCCGACGCTCGAGCAGCTCTCGGATCAGTCGAGGCCGACGGAGGAGCAGCAGGTTGCCCTGATCGAGCTCGACCGCAGGAAGATCCGATGCGCGAATGCCCTAGTGAAGGAATTGTCTGACGCGCCCTCCGAAGCCTTGATCATTTTCAACAGCGCCGTGACCAAAGAGCAGGCCGCGCGCGCCGACCTATACCTCGGGAAAATCACGTTCGGGGAGTACAACAAGACGGTCGCCCAGCTCGGTGCTGCGATGGATCAGCAACTCGCTGCCATCGAGCAGCGACAGGCCCTTGCCGATCAGCAGCGGCGAGCGGCGATCACGCGCGGCGCTGCCGCCGGGGCCCGCCAAGCACTGCCAGTCTACAACCCGTTCCCCAAACCCCTAATCTGCACGTCGACTCGCCGCGGCACGCTGGTCGACACGTACTGCCGGTGATCAAGGCGGGCGTGGTAGTCCTGGCCGTGCTCGCGGTGTTGTGGGCGACCAGGCTCGAGGTGGTGCACCTACATCGCGCCGAGTTCATCGTCCTGAACCGCTTGACCGGGGCCATTCGATATTGCGATCCAAGTGGTTGTTTCCCTGTGGAAGATGCCCCTGCTCACCGGACCACCTACGACGATCTGATCCACAAGAAGTAGCCCATTTGTTCCACGGGGAACTAAACATGTTGTTGACTTTTCTCTAAACGCGGTGTTTAATCGCTCCTGCTGGCCCATGCACGGGCCTTGGAAAGGGAGCGATGAGCAGTACCAGCAAATGCATTGAGGACGTCATGGCGGACGCGCGCGCCGCGCGTCCTTCGCTCATCCCGATCCCCACCGAGGCGTTCCGCCTGCGGCTTCCTGACGAGTTTCATCCGCACACGATCGAGATCAGAGTGCCGTACGCCTACGGAAGCGCGAACTGGCGGATCAGGGCACAGGAACCGAAGAGTGGCGCCGGGCGTGGCTGCTCGCCGACCTGGCTTGGCTGGAAGCTTCAGGACTTTCAGGTTGCGCGGCTGATCGCCAACGCCCCGCTACTGCTTGAGGCGCTGCGCGAAGCGAAGCGACATATCCACGTGGACGACCGCGAGGCATGGGAAAAGATAGACGCCCTGCTCGCCAAGATCGAAGGGCAGTCGTGAACCTGCTCGACATCCGCGATTCGATGCAGCTCAAGGATCAGCAGGCCATCGCCGCGCGCTTTTGCCGCAGCTTCACCGGCTCCTGCAGGTGGCGCGGCCAGAACTTCACCGGGACCGTGACTTGGGGGCCCGACCGTCTTTCCTTCGCGGTCGAGCACTTGAGTGATCAGTGCGCGCGATGGATCGGATACGCCGCCGCCGAGGACGAAGGCCACGAAGCGATCTGGTGGGGCACCGAGAAAACCGAGCGCGGCACCTATGTCGCGCAATTCCAGCTCACCTATCAGGACGCCACATGAGTGCCATCACGCTGAAATTTCCCGAGCCGCAACCCTGCCACGCCTGCGGGTGCAAGTTCGCCAGGGCCGTCTGCCCGCTCTGCAAGGAGGAACGGCCGCTCTACACCGCCCTCAAGAAGCAGACCGCGCGCGAGCGCGGCGTGCAGCCGATCAAGGAGCTGCCGGCGTGCCTTCACAACCCGAAGGCGTTGTGCGACTGCGGGCTCATGGGCAACTGCCTGCCCGACGCCGCCTGACCATCACCAAGGAGACCAGCATGGAAGCCGTAACCGACAAGAAGGAAGAAGCCAAGCCTGCCGATACTATCGTCCGCGCCGGCGAGTCGTACTCGAAGCGCAATGAGGTGCCTGCTGTCGTTGTGCAGCCGACGAACCTGATGCAGGCGCTCGCCAGTGCCGCCGCCGACCCGCGCATGGACGTCGACAAGGTCGAGCGCCTCTTCGCGATGCACAAGGAGCTGCAGGACCGCGAGGCCGCGCAGGCATTTCACGACGCGATGGCGCGCGCCCAAGCCAGCATTCGGCCGATCGCCAAGGACCGGCGCAACGAGCACACGAAGAGCTGGTACGCCACGCTCGCCGCGATCGTCGACGAGATCACGCCCCTCTATACGCAGGAGGGGCTGTCGATTTCCTTCGACACCTATTCCCCGGAGCGCGACAAGGAAATGCCGCCGCTCGAGAAGGGCTGGCACCGCGTGATCGCCATCGTGGCGCACCGCGGCGGGCACTCGCGAAAGTTCCACCTCGAAGCGCCGCTCGACGACGCGGGCAAGGACGGCACGAAGAACAAGACCGGCATCCATGCGATGGGCTCGACGGTCAGCTATCTGCGCCGCTACCTCATTTGCATGATCTTCAACGTGGCCACCGCCGACGACAACGACGGAAACGGCCCGGGCAACGGCGGCGACAAGATGGACGAGAAGAAGCTGGCCGATCACCTCGCGGCGATCGAGGCTGCGACCACCGAGCAGGAGGTGATGAAGGCCTTCGGCCCGGCGTGGAACGTCGCCGAGGACCTGAAGGACAAGGATGCGCAGCGCCGCCTTATGGCGCACCGCGACGCCCAGCGCAAGAAGCAGCGTGGGGCCAGGTCGTGAAGATCATCGACTTTCCGCAGGGCAGTGCCGAATGGGCGGCTGCGCGCGCGGGCCGCGTCACCGCCTCGCGCATCGCCGATGTGCTGTCCCGAGCTCGCGACCGCAAGAGCGAAGGGGCGACCCGTGCCAACTACAAGGCGCAGATCATCGCCGAGATCCTCACCGGGAAGCCGCAAGAGGACGACTACACGAATCAGTGGATGGACGACGGCGTCGAGAACGAGCCGTTCGCCAAAGCCACCTACGAGACCGTAGCCGGGGTCTTTGTCGACCCGCTGCCATTCGTCGTGCACCCGCGCCTGGACCGCGCCGGCGCCTCGCCCGACGGCCTGATCGGCGACAAGGGTATGGTGCAGCTCAAGTGCCCCAAACCCGCGACGCACATCGGCTACTGCCTCGCCCGCGTCGTGCCCTCGAAGTACGAGCCGCAGATGCATTGGGAGATGGCCTGCTGCGAGCGCGAGTGGTCCGACTTCGTTTCGTATTGCCCGGCGCTACCGGCGCCGCTCAACCTCTTCGTGGTGCGCCTGCCGCGCAACTCTAGCGAGGAGCGCCGCATCACCGCCGAGGTCGCGCAGTTCAACCGCGAGGTGGACGAGATCATCGAGAAGCTCACCGGCAAGCCCGTCGGCGAGTTCCTCGACCGCCTCAAGCTCAAGGAGGCAGTCCTGTGAACACGCAACCCGCCACCGCCATCGCCGAGTACAGCCCGATCGAAGCCGCGCTCGCTGGCATCGAGAAATTCCGCAACCTGGTCGTCGACGTGAAGACCGAGCAGGGCATGAAGGACGCCAAGGCCGCGCACCGCGAGGTCGCCGCCGTGCGCATCGCGCTGGAGAAGACCCGCGAGCAGTTGAAGAAGGACGTGCTCGAGCGCGGGCGCCTGATCGACGGCGAGGCGAAGCGCATCGCGGTCAAGGTCGCCGAGATCGAGGACCCGATCAAGACGCAGATTCAGGCCGAGGAGCGCCGTGCCGAAGAGGCGCGCCATGCGGCGATCGAAGCCGAGCAGAAGCGGCTCGCCGAGGAAGAGGCAGCGCGCAAGCGAGCCGAGGAGGAACGCCTCGCGGCCGAGAGGAGGAAGCTCGACGAGGACCGCGCCCGGTTCGAGGCCGAGCAGCGTGCAGCTCGCGAGAAGGTGGAAGCCGAAGAGCGCGCCTCCCGCAAGCGCATTGAGGAAGCCGAGGCGCAGGCCAAGGCCCAGCGCCAGGCAGAGGAAGACCGGCTGCGCGCCGAGCGAGAGCGGGTTGATGCCGAGCGTCGAAAACTCGAAGAGGACGCCCGCGCCGAGCAGTTCAGGAAAGACGAGGAGGCCCGCGCCGTGCGCCTGGTGGAGCAGATCAAGCGCGAGACCGAGGAGAACGCCCGCGCCGCCGCCGAGCGTGAGCGGCAGCGCCTGATTCTGGAGAAGACCGACGCCCGCACGTCGTTAGAGCTCTGGCGCAATCGCTACGGCCACATGCCCGAGTACGCGGACGTGGTGCGCGCGATCGACGAGTGCCTGGAGCCGGCATGATCAGGGCTCGGCAGTCCACCATCGAAATGCCGCTGACTGTCGTCGACCACATCGCCGACATTCAGTCCTGCACCACCGTGGAAGAGATCCGCGACTTCGGCGATCAGCTCCCGGTGGAGGTGCGGCAGGACGACCGCTTCACGAGGGCGGTGGCGCGCCGCCTCGCGGAGCTCCACGCCAAGAAGGCCGCGGCGCCGCGCGACCCGATGCTGCTTCGCAGGCTCGGCGGTGATCTGTGGCTCGTCGTGGCCCATTGGGACTTGACGGAGGTCGAGCGCGCGGCGATGGCGACGAGGGTCAATGGGTAGTCCTACAATGCATTTGGAGCCGCCTAGCGACGTTGGCCAAGCATGGAAGGTGTGCAATACCTGTGGGCGCGAAGTCGTGTCCAGGCGCAAGTGGGCGCGTTTTTGCTCGACGAAGTGCCGGAACGACTTCCACGGCGCCGAGCGTCGGCGGGAGGCCCAGCGCGCCGCCGCGCCCGACCTGTACGAGGCGCTGCTCGCCGCTCGGCAGGCGATCCGCGGGCAGGACGTTGAGCACATCTGGATCAACTACCCCACGGTCCCAAAGATCAGCCTCGGGGTGAAGATGGACCAAGCGCTCGCCAAGGCCGGGTACAAGGAGCCGAAGCCCGAGCCGGTCCCGGAGGTCGCGAGCGCGTGAGCCGCCTGCTCACCCTCAAGGAAGTCGCCGCCCGGCTGGGCCTCGAGGCCACACCCCGGGCTGTATACTCGCTGCCCATTCGCCGGTCGCCGCTGTCTACGCGGCGCACCAGGTGGGCCGAGGAGGACGTGGAGTCCTATCGAATCGCATGCCGGTCTACATCGACACCGACAAGAAGCGCTGGCGCTTCAGCTTCAACCGAATCGTTGGCGGCCGTCGTTGGCGATCTACCAAGCTGCTTCCGGCGGCATGGGGCCGCGCCAAAGCCGAGGCCTTCGACCGGCAGGAAACGTCTCGCCTCTACGCGCTTGCGACTGGTCTCGAGCGGCCGGAACCACTGATCGGGCAGGCGGTCGAGCTCTATCTTGACCACCGGATTCCGAAGCTGCGCGACGGCAGGGGCATCACCCAGGAGCTCGCCTACCTCGCTGGCTACATCGACGGCCGCCCGATGTCCGACCTCGCCGCGGTCTGCCGGGAGTACGCCGAGGAGAACCTCGAGCTCGCGCCGGCCACTATCAGGAACCGCCTCGCCTACCTGAGGTCCGCCGCGCGTTACGCCTGGCGACGGCACAACCTCACGCCGAACGACCCGACTGGCCAGATGGAATTCCCCGCCGTCAACAACGTGCGGGACGTCAGCCTGCCGGTCGCCGAGTACGAGGGCCGGATCCTCGTGCCGCTGCGCGCGATCGACCTCGAGACCTGCGCGATGTTCACCCTCGCCTTCTACACGGGCTCGCGCTGGGCCTCCGAGATCCTGCCGCGGCAGTCCGCCGACGTGCACCGCCTGATCGTCAAAGTGAAGGGCAAGCGCAAGGAGCGGGTGCTGCTCGCCGTGGGCACGACGAAGAACGGCAGCCCGCGCTTCGTTCCGGTGCCGCCCAAGGCGCGCTGGACGCTCGCCTACCTGCCTTTCAAGCACTCCGAACGCTACTACCGGGACCGCTTCAATGCGGTGCGCACCGCGGCGAAGCTGCCCGAGATCGTCCCGCACGCCGGCCGACACATCGTGGCGACTGAGATCCTGCTGCACGGCGGCACACTCCCCGACGTATCGGCGGCGCTGCATCACAAGCACTGGGGATCGAGCGCGCGCTATGCTCACCTGGTGACCGAGCACACCGAGCGGGTGCTCGAGGGGATAGGGCGCAGGAAAATGCACACCCCCCCTCGGAGGGCGGCGAAGAAGAAAGCAGCATAAGTCGCTGTTTTCCCTATGGTGCCGGAAGAGAGACTCGAACTCTCAAGGTGTCGCCACCGGCGGATTTTGAGTCCGTCGCAGCCCTTGGCCGCACTTACGGGATTCGAGCGGCGAGCAGCATGGAAACGCCCAGAAAATCAGGGTCGGATGCCGGAAAAATGCACACCACCTACAGGAGCGCCACCTCAGCTTCTCTGCGCAGCACCAGCCCAGGGAGTTTCCGGCCGCCGCCGTTCACCCACTTGCGCAACTCCGCCGCGGCCTCTTCCCAGCGCTCGTCGTTCACGCGCCGGCGCAGCGTTGAGCCGCGCAGCGCGCCCAGGCCAAGGTTGTAAGCGAAGTCTGAGATCGCCGAAAGCCGGTCCCCGGTGAGCAGCGGGCAAGCGGCGTGCGTGCCGCGGGCGAACTTCAAAGCATCGTGTTCGAGCCTTTGGTCGGCGTATTCCTGAGTCCAAGCCCGGCCAGGGAACACGTCCGGCCCGGTGGATCCCCAGCCGCAGGTCCACACGCCTGCAGGGCACAAGTACGACATCAGCCGGCAGCCCTCGAAGCGCCGGATCAGCGCGTACAGGGTGTCGAGGTCGTTCAGCATGGCTCGAAGACTCCGTCGGTCAGGTGGCCGTGCCAGCCGCAACCATTGCGGTCCTTGCTGTGCAGGATCGACGGCGTGCACGTCGGTTTCTCGCGGTTATTATTCCAATTCCACTTCGGCCGTCCGTCGATGTCCCGAAAGGCGATCGACGTGATCTGGCGGCAGCCAGGGCACACGAAGATCAACCCGGCCTCGACCTCATCATCCTTGAGCGTGTAGTACGCCCCAACGCCCTCCGTGCCTGGCTTACCAGTGCATCGGTCATTTACCCACTCGCGGATTTTGTTCGAGAAGATGCTGCGCACCAACCGCAGCGGCACCGCCGCGCCGCTCACTTTCCGCGCTTGGCGAGTTCTCGGTTGGCGAAGTAGAACCCGGCGATAGTGGCGAGGAGGCTCATGTCGAACTCGTCGGCGACGAAGCCCTGGTTCAGCACCTTGAGCGCCCAGATAAGGAGGCACACCGTCGCAAAGGACGGCCTCACCGCGCCGTTCCATCCGTCGATCCAGCGAACGCCGGTTTTCGCGTTGGCCGACTTCATCGCTTCCACGAACGCCTGGTACTCGGCCTTCGCCATATCCACGTCGCCCTGAACCTGGACGGTCTGGATCCCGAGTTGGTGTTGAAGCTGAATCGTCTTCTCCTGCCGCTCGGCCCTGCGGTCGTCCAGCTCGGCCTGCAGCTTCAGCATTTCCTGCTCGTGCTGGTGGTCTTGGCGCTTTTGAACGAAGGAAGCGACCTCGCCCCAGATCATCCGGAAGACCGAGCCGCCAAGGAAAGAAAAGAGTGCGGAAAGCATTTAGACCTCCTTGCCTGGTTTCGAGAGCGCGCAACTTCCCTCAGAGAGCCCGCGGTAGGTCGCCACCGCACGCGTCCAGTTCGCCTGGTCGAAGACGTAGAACTTACGGCCCTCGACCTCGATCATCTCGATACTTGCGATCGGGCACTTCGGCAGCGGCGCGCAGCCGGCGAGAATCAGGCCCGCTAGCACCAGCACAACGAGCCACGCGACGATAGCCCACGGTCGCATCCTCGCCCGTTCATCGCGTTCTTCTATCGAGCGAAACGGCGGGAGCGTGTCCTCGTCGTTCAAGTGCGCCCCTCCCGGGTGCGGATCTCGCGCGAGATTTTGTCGAAACCTTCGTGCATCTCGCGGCGCAGGTCCTCGAACCGCTCATTGAAAAGGTCTTTCATCTTCTCGTCGCGGGAGAAAAGCTCCTTCACGTCGTCGCGCAGATCTCGACGCTCCTGCACCGCGCGCTCGCGATGTTCGTTGAATTCTTCCTTCGACATGGCGTCCTCGGCCATCTCCTGCGCCTTTTTGATGCGTTCATGCACGTCTTTGAAAAGCCACGAAAAGACCGCAGTCACGGCAGCGAGCGCGCCGCTGATGATCTCGCGCCAGAGTCCTGGATCCTGCTCGGCCGCCACTAGAGCGCCTTGTAGATTGCGGCCATGCGGGCGCGGATCGCGCTGACCTGCGCGCCCGAGAGCGCGCCCGGCGCCACGCCGAGCCGGTAAGCCTCGCACGAGATCACATGCGCGATGAAGGCGCGGTGCAGGTCGAACCCATATTGAGGCGCGGGCGACGCGGACACCCCAGCAATACATGCCGCTTCGAGGTCCGTCTGAGACGGCGGGGGTGGCGGTGGCGGTTTTAGCACGAACGACGCACCATCAAAATCGTGCGTCTGCGGGCTAATATCGTCCGCACAATCGCGCCACACAATGGCGTCGTGCACTGGGAACGGAATGCCCCCGCTCGCAGGATCTGGATTAATCGGCTCAATCTGGCAAAGCCGGTTCGTTGCTTTTTCTATCAGCGCCTTCTTCATCAGAAAAACTCCTCGACGATGCAAATACCTCCCGCGCCCGCGGCACCGGCTGCGGTGCTGGAATTGTTTGAACAGGCTCCGGACGCGCCACCGCCGTAGTTGCTGCCTGCATTACCGTTCGCGTTCCCCCCAGGGGGGACACCCCCTCCGCCCAAAATTGATGACCCGCCTAGACCACCAAAGCCGCTCGCTCCAGCAACCGTTGCCTGACCGCTAGGAGAGCCGACGCCATTGACATTGCCACCAGACCCCGTGCCGGCCGCAGTGCCAGCGAGGACGTTGCTCGCGGTCGCCCCTGCGCCGGCCCCGCCGCCAGTTGCCGAGTGATGCGCGCCAAATGAAGTGGTGCCGCCAGCAGTGCCGTTGTTCGCGCCCGACGCGCCACCAGTGCCCCCAGCGCCCACGGTGACCGTTTCCGTGGCCCCCAGCGCCGCCGCCTCGATCCATTTGATCGAATAACCGCCGCCGCCGCCGCCGCCTGCGCCAGTGCCGACGCCTTGCGCAGCCCCACCGCTACCACCACCACCAGCGACGATGGTGGATTTGATGCGCCTGAGTCCGACAGGCTTGGTCCAGGTGCCGCTGCCGGTGAAGACCTGCACGCTCCGAAACTCGCCGTTCGTCACCCGCGCAGAGCGCCAGCGGTTATCGGTTGCGTCGTACCAGAGCACGATGCCCTGATCGGGCAGCAATGTGATGTCATTTTCGAGGTCGAAGCGGTTGGCTACGCTGCTGTTGGCATCCTGCGTCTTCAAGACGAGCGGATTCGCGCCGACGTTCAGTAGTTTGAAAATGCGACCATCAGCCCCACCCTGCAGACCGGTGATATTCCGGCTCGCATCGGTCGAGAGCCGCAGCACGCTCGCCGCAGAGAGGCCACTCGGGTTGTAGTCGTTCTGGTTGCTCGTGATCTGCGACGGGCTAATGTCGCCACTAACACTCAGCGCCCCCGTCACAACGAAGTCGCCGATTTGCACGCCAACGGCAGTTATGGCGCGCTTTACCGCTGCAGCAATGGAGTGAAGGTCGAGGCCGCCGAGCATTAGGTAAAGTCTCCGCCCTCACCGGCGATGTAGATCGTCTTCGCCGCGGTGACGGCCACCTTCGCTTGGAGCGAGAGCGTCGTGCCGCTCGCGCAGTCGATCCACTTCGCGATCCCGTCGGTCTGCAGGCCCTTAAGGCGCGAGCCAGCGAAGAAGTCGACCGCTGCGGTCGCGCCATCGGTGCCGGCACCGACCGGGATGTCCACCTCGCCGAGGATGTAGTCCACCGCGGCAACTGTCTTCACGAGTTGCAGCGTGCGCTGGCTCGTGTCGTCGCTACAGATGATCAGGTTCTTCAGGCGCGTGCCCGCGCCGACCGGCACCACGATGGTCTTTTTGCCGGTACCATCGGCGTTGACAATCTTCGCGACGAAGTCGCGCACGTTCGAGATCAGGGTCGGATTTGCGCTCATGGTCTATAGCCCGTTGAAGAGTTCACGTACGAGGATGGTCTGCACCGGCCGCACTTCCTGGTCGAGCTCCGCGATCGCGGCCTGCACGGTGACCGCGGAGAGAGTTGAGGTCGGCGAGAAGCTGATCGTCGCGGCCGTTGAGTTCGCCGTGACCTGACCCCACTTCTCGGCCGCGAGATCGGTGGCGAAGGTGCCCGAGATGTGGGTCACCATGCAGACGTAGACGATGCCGCCTTGCAGCACAACATCGCCCCGTGCGTAGGCGGTCGCTGTGACCCAGCCCCCGCGCACGGTCCACGCAGCGCTGGAGAGGAGCGCCAGCACGTCCGTGCTGAGGGACGGGATCTGGACGACCTGATCGAGCAGACGCCCATCGTCCCTCTGGATCAGCGCGAGGTTGTCGCAAATCTGGTCGGTCGTGACCTTCAGCGCCGCCATCAGCGCATCGAGCATGGCGGTGCGAACGGTCGAGCGACCTGCTACACCGCTTGCCTCTTCGTCTGAGAAATCGACCGAGATCGAAAAGCGCGTGGGTTGCGCCATTTACCTTGTTCCTTCAGTGGCCGACCGACTATAGGATTTCTTCGCCGCCTGATAAAGCAGCGTCTGCTCCTCGGCGATGTCCTGCATCTCCGAATTCTTCTCGTTGACCGCCTCGCGCTTCTCCGCAGGCGTCATGTCGCTGTCCCACTCGATTGCGCGGATCCCGAGGAACGGCGCCGAAGCCGCGGGCATTGCCTCAGCGGGCTGCACGGCGGCTGCTGGCGCGCCCCCGAGCAACAGGCCGTGCGCCGTGATCCGCAGCGCCGTCCTCGAGAAGGTGCGCCGTTCATTCCTTCTTCTTGCTGTAGCCGAGGGCAGCGTCGATCACCGCCTTCATGTCGGGCTCTTTCTCCTCGGGCTCTTCATCGCCCTCGGCTGGGTAAGCCTCGACCTCACGTAGCTCGATCTGCAGCTCGTGCCGGCCGCCCTGCTCGCGGTCCTCGGCGGTGAGCCCGACGATCTTGCCTTTGAGAGTGACGACGGCAGGTTGGCCGACCTCGAGCGCGTCGATGATCTCTGGCGAAGCCTTCACGTAGACCGTCGGATAACGCTTCTTCTTCTGCCCTTCGGCCGCGATGGGCGTATTGAAGTCTGGCTCGGGCTTGACTCGGTATGTCGGCATCGTCACCTCCAGCGATTGAACGATTGCGCCCTTGCAGCGCCGTGGCGGTGACGAACCGCTGCTCAGTCTGTGGAGGCGAACCCACGTACAGCCGGATCGCTAGCGAGAATAGCTTTTCTGGCGTGGTAGTCAATCGAGAAAAACGAAGGGCGCTCGAAAGAGCGCCCTTCGCACTGCTCCGTACCTTGACCAGCCACGCCTTGCCGGGCTTGGCCCCGCCTTGCCTTGCCTCCCCGGGCCTTGCCACGCCTTGCCTAGCGATCCCGGGCCATGCCTGCCGTGCGTTGACGTGCGTTGCCGTGCCGTGCGTTGCCCAGCCCAGCCTGCCACGCTCTCTATGCTGCGATTTTTTCTTCTGCTTCTTCGATTGCCTCGAACACGTCGCCAAACTCGCGCAGTTCTCGATACCGCTCCTGCCACGATTTCAGCTCCCCAAGCGCACACCGCAGCACCTGCGCCCGGAGTTCTTTGTTTGACAACGCCTCGCGCACGCCCATATAACCCCTGCGGCTCTCGCCGTTGTCCGGCACTTCGACGTGCACGAACGCTCGCACGGATTTGTCCGGGAGGCGTCGGTCGTCGATGCGCACGACGATCGAGCGTAACAGCTCTCGTGCCTGATCGAGCCGATACTTCTTCGCGGCCTCGCTGTCTTCCCATTCGAAGTGATCGTGCAGAGGCGAGCGTTTCGGCCGCGCATCGGTAACTACAGCCTCCGGCGTTACCAGCCCGCGGTGCTCGCGCTTTAACTGCTCGAGCCGCTGGCCGGCGATTTGGGCATTGAGGCTCACCCTCGCGCCTTCGCGCCAGGCGTACACCATCCTGCGTGCCATCAGACCTCCCCTTCCCGCGCGACGTGAAAGCGCCCGTAGCTGCCGTCGCGCTGCGGCCGCCACTCGCCTACTCCGATTGCAAAGCCAGCCACCTCGAACAAGCCGACGAGCTGCTCGATCGACAGCACCCCGACGTTGACCACCGCCTCCAGAGTCGTGCTCCACTTCTCGAACTCGCCACGGTAACGAATGTCGGCGGTGCCCATTGCGATACGCACCATGTCCTCGCGCATCGACGGCTCTCCTTGGATGCACGCCAGTTCGCCCTGCAGGTGGAAAGCACCGCGCGCCTCCACCTTCGTCAGGCCATCGACGTGCGAGCAGGCATCCACAGCCGCAGACTTGAAAGCGACCATCGGGAAACCGTAGCCGCCATCGGGGTGCGGGTAGAGGCTGTTGGCGTAATCTTGCTTCGGGTCCTTCGCAGCTTTAGCCTCCTTCGCGCGCTTCATCTGCTTGTCGAGCATGGCGCCGATCGCCTTTTTCGACCACTGGTTGCAGATCAGCGGCGAGTCGCCGATCAGGGTGATGCTCACCCGCTGCAAATTGAGCTTCGGTAGCGCGATTCCAGTCATTGTTGTCCTCTCTGGTGACCATGCAGCATCGTTTCCTTCGCGAGCCGCACTGCGGCGTGCTCCTGCAGCACGTCGTAGACGTAATCGCTCAGGGTGGTGCGTGGGTCGTTTGCGATGAATTGCTCGTAGGTCTCCCGCAGCGATGTGGGGACGTTGGCCTTCAACTGCGCCGATCGCTTCTCACGTCGGATCATTGCTGGCCGAGCTTCTGGATGAAAACCTTGACGATCGGGTCGCGCTGGATCGCCAAAGCGGCTGCGGTGGAAATACTCCGCCCCTCGTGCGATGCGAGCTGCTCCAGTGCGTATCGCACGGTCGGAACTAGATGCACCGTGACAGCAGCCGTGCGCTTCTCGCGGCGAGGGGCATTGCTCATGCCGTAACCTCTTTCGCGCGCGTCATTCGATAAGCCCTCAGATCGACCGGATCGCGTTCGGTTGGCTCTGCGAACAACGCGCGTCGCCCCTTCGTGTCTTCGCGCTCGTGATCCTCGACGAACTCAGTCATCGCCTCCGAGCACATGAGCGCGGCCGAGATCAAGCCGCCCTTGCGGTTGTCGTCAAGGTGCTCGGAACAATCCGGGTCCGCCGCCAGCGCATCGGCAAGCATCCTCAGAACGGTGTCAAGGCCATAGCTGGCATGCCGCAACTTGCCGAAGGACACATCCCTTACCGCTGTCAGCCGATGGTATGCACCCTCCGGCCACTTTCTATCTTCGCTACAATTGCTCTCAGCCATCCGCGTCTCCTTTTAGATCGGTTGGTCAGGCGGCGCGGGGTGTTGATGCACCTCGTGCTGCCGCTTCAGCTTCCTTCCTCAGGTACTCCCGCAGCGCGGCCGTCACGATTTGCGAGGTGCTTCTGTCGCGCTCGTCAGCCACGAGCTTCGCCCGCGCCATTACGTCCGCCGGCAGATACAGCGTGAAGCTCTTCCCTTCCTTCTTGCGCATCGGCCCTCCTTTCGGCATATGTGCTACAAGTGCATCATAGATGCAGATGTAGCTTATTGCAAGTGCAGCTAGTGTCTGGCACGGTTCCGGCCCATGACCGAGACCGAATCCATCTCCTACTCGTTTCGCATGCCCAGGGCCTTGAAGGACGCTCTCAAGGCGGACGCTGACAAGAACTCGCGTTCGTTAAATCAACACGTTACGGACGTTCTGACGGCCTACCTCGAAGGGCGTCTCATTGATGCCGAACGGCTACTATCCGATCCTGCCGTGCGCCGCCTGCTCCGCGCTGCGATAGAGTTGCACTCCACCGCCAAGAAGAAACGATGATCCGCACACTGTCCGCCGCGCTCGCGCTGGCCTTGGCCCTACCGGTCATGGATGTCGACGCCCGCGAGCCGCGCAGCAAGTCCGTGCGCGCCAAGTTCCAGCGGTCCAACCCCTGCCCGTCAACGGCCAACGCTCGCGGCGCCTGCCCGGGCTACCAAGTGGACCACATTCGTCCCCTGCACCGCGGCGGCGCCGATGCCACGCACAATATGCAATGGCTCACCATCGAGCAGCACAGGGAGAAGACGGCCCGCGAGACGGCGCAGCGATGACCTCAACCACAATACTGGGAATCGTGTTGGGACCTGCGGTGGCTGCCGTGCTCTTCGGCGGCACGACCTGGCTTTGCAGGCGCTACCTGCCGAGCGGGAGACTTAAGACCATCCTCTTCGATCCGCGCATTGGCAAGGGCGCGGCGTGGATCGTGTACGGCGGCATCGCCGTTTGGTTCCTGTACCTGATGAATACGGTCTAGCGCACGCCCTCAAGCGCGGTGGCCGTGCCCAAGCCAGCCGCGATCCGCTTCGCCAGCTCGGTTCTCCCCGCAGCATCCGCATCCCGTAGCACGACGCTCGGCCCGTAACTTGGCGTCGTCCCGATACTCTGGAAGAACTTCGACAACAGCGCCGATCGCGCCGCCGGGCGCGCGAGGACGCCCAGCATCAGCGCGGGGTTGCCCGAAATGGCGCTGACCCCACCTGCGGTCGCCCAATCAAGCGGGCTGCCAGGCAGCACCGAACCAACCTTATCCACCTGGCGGGTCGCCTTCGGGAACGCGGAGGCAAACTCGCCGATCGTCTTGAACTCGTCGCTGATGGGCTTGCCCTTCTTCACGGCCTGGGCGAACACCGCTGCGTCTATATTGCCCGTGGCTGGATTCAGGGCAGCTTCGGCCGCGTAGGACTTGGCGATCAGCTTTCTTGCCTCCTTGAACTCTCTCAATGCATTGGGGCCGCCGTTCCCGGTGTAGGCAAGGTTCCGCTCCATCAGGTCCTCGACCTCACGTGCAGCACCCTTGTAGAACTTCGCCGCCCCAGCCTCCCCTGCCCGGTATGCGGCGGTCGCCTTCTCCCTAAGAGCTTTGGTCAACTCCACCAAGGTGCGGCCATCGAAGGCCTCTTTCTTCATGCCCTCGGCGATCTTGAGCACATCCTTGCTGGCGAGTTCTGGGAATTCCTCGGCCAACTTCTTCTGCGCCGCAGCAAGGCCTTCGAGCCTAGCCTTGTAAGTCGCATCGGCAACGAACTGCCCCTGCCCGAGGGCCTCGTATGCCTGTCCAGCCTCCTTGCGGATCGCGGCAAGCGCCTCGGGAGTGATCGGGCGATTGTGCGGAAGCCTAAGGCCCAGGGCGGCAAGCCGATTGGTCACTTCTTGATTCTTCGCCGACGCACTCTGAGCGGTGCTGAGCTTGCCGGCAACGCTCTCCAGTACCCTATTGACTGCGGTGGGGTTCGCCTGCGAAGGTGGTACTACGTAGCCCGCATCTCGTCCGGCGGCGAGAGCGGCGTTCTTCGATGCGTCGGCACTCTTGCGCGCCGCTTCGGAGGCGGCCGTGCTGCTCAACTTGCGGCTGATGAATTCGGCGATTTTGTTCCCAACCTTCTGCCCGATTGCACCGCCAGCGCCACCTGCGGCGGTATTCAAAGTGCGGCTCTCGCCCTCGACTGTCGGTTGCAGAAAACCTTGGGTCGCGCCGACCGCTGCCGCTCCACGAACTGTATTCAACGCAGCCACCGGCGCGGTCAATACGGCAAGCGCAACGGCACCCAGGACGTTACCGACCTTGCCGCTTGTCGTGGCCATGAGCGGTGCTTCCAACTTTCGCGCCTCTTCGATCTCTGCCTTAGTCTCGCGCGCGCTGTCCGCTGCGGTAGGCATGCCAAGCGCCTTGCCGAGACGACCGAGAAGCGACTGCTTGCGCTCCCCGGTGATGAGTTCGGCCAGCGTGGGCGGCCCTTCAAATTTCCGCTCGAGCCAGACTGCCGGAATGTCCAACCCCTGCTTTGCGCCACGACCGAGATCCATCACCGCCTTGCCGGCGCCGGCCGCGACTTTCTGGCCGGTGGACATGTCCGTCGTCGGGTTAGGCGCTTCGAGCTGCTCGATGAGCTGCGGATCGGTAACCGGTTTCAAATTCGAGGCGGCCGGCGCCGGAGCGCCTTCGCCGTCCTCGAGCTGCGCGAGCAAAGCGGGGTCGGTGACCGGCTTCATTGCTGATACCACTTTCCACCTACTTTCACGTAGGTCGTGCCGTTCAAAACCTTGGTGGTCTCGGGTCTCGGCGACGCGGATGGCCCCGCGTTGCCGCCACGCTGCTTACTCGATGCGTCCACCTGCAAGCCGATGCGCCCCATCACCTCATCGAGTTTTGCCGCCTGGTCGTCCAGCGCCTCCTTCGAGGTGATGCCGCCCTTCAGGGTGCTCGGACTCGTGATTACCTCCTGCAGGATCATGTAGTCCGGGCCGTTCAGGACGCCGAGGTTGTAGGCTTCCTTCGCCTGCAGCAACATGTTGTTGTAGACGGTGCCCATTCTGGCGCGCGAGGCTGGATTCATGATGTCGGCGCCACCCCACTTTTTGAGCGCTTCGCGGTACTCAGTGATCGCGTCGCGAGTGTTCTTCACGCCGACTATCTGTTTCACCTGCGTCTCGCCGAGCTTCTCGGCCGGCCCGCCAGCAACCGGCACGAGGGTCGGTGCCCCGTTCTCGTCCGGCGGTCCCCAGCGATAACCAGTTGGCGGCTTGCCGAGCTCGCCCTCCGGTTTCTCCTTGCGGGTCTTGTCGGCCTGCGCACGGAACAAATCGGCATGCGCAGTGCTCGCTCCAGCGGCGGCGCGCGAAGCGACTGCGGCTGCTCGCTGTTGCTCGGCCTTCGACGCACGCTCGGTGAGCGTTCCGGCCAGCAGAGGATTTGCCGGTTCGGCTTGCACTGCCCCGGTAGCCGGCGCAAACGTTGCGCCAGTGTCGCCGAGGTTCTGGTGCAACTTGATCGCTGTGCCGGGTTTCGCTCCTTGGCTCATCGCCGAGGCGCGTTGAAGATCGCCGCGCTCGATGAAGTCTTGAACGCGCTCGATCAGCCCCTGCTCCTGAGTGTGCCCGGTCGCCTTCGCCAGTTCCTCCGCGTTCGTCGCCTTGGTGGCGAGCCCCATGCCTTGCAGAGAAGCGAGCGCCGCTCTGAAAAGCCGGTCCTGCCCTGGCTGCAGGTTCTCAGGCTTCGCGAACGTAACATCGGGCATCCGGTTGCCCTCGTCGTCCATGTCCACGCCGCCGGATTGCGACGGGCGCTCGCGCGCGCCGGAGATCGCCTTGTAGAGGCGCGTCGCATCCGGCATGTCGATGCCCGCCGCGTGCCCCGCATACTCGGTGCGCGCTGTTGGGTCGTTCCGCCGCGCCTCGGCGGCTCGATCGCTCTCCAGTTTGGTGCGCATCTGCTCGACCAGGCCCATCTTGTGCGCCGTGCCGGCCGCCATTGCATCGGCTTGCATCTCCTGCAACGGATTCAAGCTGCTGCTGCCCGAAGCGAGGAGCCGCCGGATCGCGCCTGTCAGGTTGCCGCTCGGCTGAGTCCGAAAGACCGGCATCTATCGTCCCATCGTTCCGAAGATGCCGAGGCCGTACTTGAGCCGGTCGCTGATCGTCGGTTTTCTCAGGGTCTTGCCGACCGCGGCCGCATCGTCGTAGTCCCACGGAGACGGTTTCCCTTCCCCGGTCCACGGGATCGAATTCCCATCGCTGCCAGCCATCGACCCGCCGACGGCCATGCCCACGTCCCCTAGCGTCGAGAGAAATGGGTCGGGACGCACGTTATTGATGTCTGTGAGATAGCCCTCACCAACATTCGCGCTCGCCCGGTTGGACGCATCGACCACGCCCGCCGCCTGGCCGTAGCGCCGGCCAAAGGCCTGCGCCTGCTCACCCGGTGCCCCCATTGACGCGAGTTGCTCAATCGCCTTGCGCGTGCGCTCGGCGATGCGAGCCGCATTTACCTCCTGCGCCGCGGTGTAGTCGCTCGGGAGCTTGCCAGCGATGCCTGGTGCATCGAATGCCTGGGCAGCGCCGACCGTGTCGCGCAGCGACCGCTCGCGATCCGTCGTGACATCCGCCAACTCGGCGCCGCGCGCCTCCGGAGTCTGCTTCTTGAGCAACGCTTCGGTCGCGCCTTGAGTTTCGTTCGCCTTGGTGCGCTGGTAGGACTCCATCGAACGACGGAAGGCTTCGCGCCGATTGGCCGCGTCCTCGTTCGCTTGCATCTTCATGAACGCCGATGCGGCGAGAATTGCTAGCGAGAATGGATCGAACATGGCTCAGCGATCCGGGGTGGTTTTACCGGAGGTCGTTCTGATTTGTTGGAACGGAAATGCGCCCAATTGCCTGTAGTACCGTTCCGCGAGCAGTTGCTGCTGCGCGTTCAGATTGTTGGCCGAGAATGCGTCCGCAGCGTTGGTGAAAAGATCATCGAACAGCGACACCTTCTGCGCCGCGTTCGCGTTCTCGAAGGTGTTCTTCAGCCCCGCTTGCGCGGCGCTCACTGCGCTGTCACCCGCTCCGCTGTTAACGAGCTGCACCGCGTTCAAGCGCTCCTGCTCGCGCTGGGTCTTCATTTGCCCCACCGCCCGACGCACCGCTTCGTCGACGCGCGTCGCGCCGAGGTCTCGATCAGATCGGACATCACCCTGCTGGTAGATGTCCTCGCTGCCGCCCATGAGGCCCTGGCGCGCGAGCTTGAAGCGCGTCTCACGCTCGGCTTTGTTGTACTCGCGGCCGAGCTGGTCGGTGTAGTAGGACCGGGTCGCGTTGGCGAGCTTCGTGTTTTCGCCCTCCATCGCGGTGCGTGCGTCCACAGTTTCCTTATCGAGCGCGTTGAAGTCGGCGACGGCCTTGTTGTAGGCGTCCTCGTCGACGACATCCACCGTCGAAGCCGGCGGCGGTCCATAGGACACGCGACCGCTCGGACCGGTCCACATATTTTCGGAACCTTCGCCACCGACCAGGTGCCAGCCTTCCGGCGGCTCCCCGGCTCTTTGAGTCGTAAAAGTCTTGCGCTCGGGCGCTGGGCCTCTATCAGCGTCGATGCCGTACATCCGGTCGATGCGCTTTCTCAGGGCCCCCTTGCGTGCTTCTTCGGCCTCGAAGTTGCTGCCCAAGCCGCCGCCGCCATCGCCATCATCACCACCGAAACGGCAAACGACGTGTACGCCTGGAAATAGGATCCACTTCAGTAGATTCGTCATGTCGCCATCCTGTAGTGGACGAGGTCGCCTTCGGTCTGAATCTCATTGAACCCCAGCCGCTCGGCGAAACGCCGCGCGGTCAGGTTGTCCGCGACGCACTTGCAGCGCAGCGCCGTGTAGCCGCCGAAGCCCTTGATCGCGTCGAAGACGCGCAGCGCGTGGCGGATATGGCGCCGGGCCCAGCCATCGCGCCCAGCAATCCAGAGCACGCCCTCCTTCGCCGAATTGGTGATCACGCCGCCGACAACGATCACCTCACCGTCGATCACGCCGGCCCAGGCCGCGCCGCCCAACTCGATCCTCGAGCGCGCCCAGGCCTCGAGGTTCGGGTACATCCGCAGGATTTCCGCTCGGTCACGAGCCCCAAGGTGCGGCAGGAACGCGTGCAGATGCTCAAGCGTCAGGTGTTCAGGCTTCATACCACGCCCAATTTCTCGAACAAGAGCATCAGCGCCGACAACTCGGCCGCCTCGTCCTTCTGATGCGTAAGGTGCGGCGCGATGCGCTCGGCGAGCAACTCGACCGGATGCGTCGCGCCCATCTGGCTGATCGCCGACAACTCATACGCTTGCGACTCGAGCGTCTGGTTCTCGACCGCGAAGAGGTGGCTGATCGTCCACTGCCCCTCGCCGATCACCTTCATGCCCATGAATTGCTTTGTCACGCCTGGGACCTTGCCGTCCTGGAAGAACATCTGCACATCGACCAGCGGAATCGAAGAAACGCCGTCCTTGTAGACCGAGTCGCTCACCCTGTAGACGTCGTTGCCCGTGCGCACGTAGAGATCCTGATTCAGCACGGTCGCGTCGTCCACCGCGAAAGGCAGCGTGAACTTCGACCAGGCGCTGATCTTCGAGGTGCGGCTGAAGGTGTAGACCCACACCGTCGAGCCGTTGATGCACCAGAATTGCCCCAGCTTCGGGTAGTACATCGAGAGTGGGTCGTCGGTGGACAGAATCTGCGCCTTGACCAGCTTGTCGATCGCGCTGCCCACGTCGTTGTCCTGCAGGTTGTCCGTGATCGAGATGAGCGACACCGACCTGAAGCCGTTCTGCGCGAGGAAGAAGAGGTCGCGCGAGACCG